CAACATAGTGTCATACTGTTTTTTATAATTATCGAAATTTCCACCTTTTTGCAATGTACTTGGACTTTGAAATTGCGATGGTTTTTTCAATACCATTGTATTCTTTTCAGTTTGTTGCCGCTGTGTACTCAGGTATTGATAACAAGTCGCGAGTAATTCCTTGTTCATTGACTGTAGGGTTGGATAATTGAATCTTCTTTCATGATAATTTTGTAGCTTATCATTGAAAAATTTGACGAACAAAGGTTGTCTTACGGAGTTTCTATTAAACTCCGATTCCAATATATTTATTAATAAACTAATATTCGTTTGACTGTTTATAGACATAATATACGATTTATATTATGTTATTAAATTAGATTTAAATCGGTTTATTAAAAAATCTTTTACGCAATCTTAGCATGTAATTGTCCGTTATTTTGTTCCTCTGGAACTTTTCAAAGCATTTGTTACGGATCATCTGTGTTATAAAATACATACTATACATTCCACATTCACTGTGTCCGAATTGATGTCTTTTCTTATTTTCTAAATACTTATACTTCTCTCCCATCTCACTTGATTGTTTGATTACAGTGTTGATAAATTTCTTTATTTGCGCCGGAGGTTTATCACCATAGCTGTCAAAGTAATAAACGGTTTTTTTGTTTACATTTATAAATAATGCAACCCAATGCGATCCGGATTTATAATGAGGGTCTAAATTAAAAATTACTCCTATTTTTTTATGTTTGTTGGCAATATGTTTTTTCAGACTAAACTCACACAATTCGTCCCATACACATTCTCCGAACATTCTATGACTATCGTAGTCGATGGGACTGGGACCTATGAATTTAAAGCATGAGTACTTTCTCTCCCACTGAGTCATAACTTTTACAATATCCAGACTTGAAAGCCATTCATTAGGATTTTTTAACCATGATTCTGGCATTTCTGGAGAAAAGGTTAAATCATAGATATTACTGGGTAATCCCTCCTTTACACAAAGATGTTTTAACCAGCAAGATTCTCTCTTACACGCATGTTCGTGTTCCATTACAGAACGCAATGATTTCCAAATTATATATGGGTCGTCGCACACTATCTTATGGTCCGGGTGTTTTTTATTCCACAAATCACGTATTTTCATTAGCGTTGATTTTGAATAACATGTATATCCCAGTCCGTCTGAATTGACCGCGCACATATCTGTTTTCTTAATATTTTCATTTACCTTTTTTATACTGGTCGATATTTTATGGTCGTGTTTGTGCGAACAAGATGAGTGTTTTTTCCTTGTTTTGGAATCTTTTTTACGATGTGTTTTCTTTATCTTGGGATTGCTTTTTCTTTGCTTTTTCTTTGTTTTATTTTTAATAGGCATCTTATATTTTTTATAGATTATTTTTATTGGTAAATTATTAATATACACTGTAATTATTGAATGGGATGAAATACGATTGTAATGCGCCCCTTCGACCAATACCAACTGTTCGTTTCTATTAATATTTATTTTATAAGGCGTTGAACTTACAATTTGGTTAAATTGTACGACCATTAAAATAGTAAAAATAATATAAAATATATTTACTTTTACAAACGCCATTGGAAAGATTAATATATATATACCGGTTTAATTTCTATATCTTTTCTTTTTAGTATATGATGGTTTTCTGCCATGCTTACAATATTGTTTTTGAGAAAATCCCTTTGGATTGTGACAATTTATACTTTTTTTATAGGCAATACTCCATTTACCACCCTTCATCTGCTTCAATGTTTTATTAAATTTAAATACCATTTTTTTTCTTTCGATAAAAGATGCCTTTTTTGAACGACTGCTTAGAAATTTAAAATATCGCTTTGCTAAAATATAACGTGAAAATACCTTTTTGGCGTTCTTGTAAAGGTGTGTTTTATGCTTATTCATTGCCTCTAGTCGTACTTTCATAATCATACCAACTTGCCATATGCGTTTATGGGAGTATTTTTTATTTTTATACAATTTTTCCAATTTCCGAATGGTGTTTTTCACGTCTTCAACCGTGGTGTATTTGATATGAATCGTATCATTTGGATTTTTATCTATATACACATCAAATGATTTTTTTGGATTATTTGGATTGTATAAAAATCGCCGATTATCCTTTTTTTTTCGACGCGTTTTATTTTGAGTTTTTCCCTTAAGATGTTTATTATTTTTCATTGTATTTTTTATTGTATTTTTTATTGTATTTTTCATTGTTATATATTGTAATTATAAAAATGCTAATCCTCCAATGTTATATCTATGTCCATTGTCTTCTTTGCGTTCTTTAACTTTTTTTTATTTTTTCTCTTCTTTTTTGCCATTGCCACAGCACTTGTTTTGGATTTTATTTCTACATCTTTTTCTTGATATTTTATGTCCTTTAAATTATAATCTTTTTGCTTTGGTATGTGTATTTGAGGCTCTTTTTTTACGATATGTTTTATAACAAACTTATCTAAATTGTAATCATTTTTCTCAATCTTTTTAAACATCAATTCATCGGGGTTATCATCCTCTTCCTTTTCTTTGTAAGGGAGAGATGTTTGTACTTCCCCTTCCAATTCTTTGTACTCATTTTGGATAATTTCATTTTTATCAACCATCTTAAAATGGTCTATTAAAGTTAAACAAAAATGATCGAATGCTTCATTAATAGTAGCGTTCTCCTTACCTCCTCTTAACAATTCCTTGCATTTTTGAAATATTCTCTTCTTATAAAATTCAACATCCTTTCTATCGACTACATCACAGTTGGCGTCGGTTTTGGATTTATTTTTACCCATGTTGGTTAGATACAACAAATCAATAGAATTAGTGCTATTACTCATAATATTTATATATTTTTGAATATATAAATATTTACTTATTTATACCAATTACCAAATTCAATCGTGTGATATTACAAATCTTTGGTTTGTTGGCGAGTATGATTGGCGAATAAATTAGTTGCTAAATTACACTTATTAGGATTGAACGGATTGAAAACTTCTCTTTTGTTTAATTGTTTGAATGGGACCACTTCGTTCGTTGAATAATTCTGTTCTCTGTATAAACCACTATTTGTACCAGGAACATAATCATGCTTTCCTCCTTTCTGCAATGGCGCGAATCTATTAAATAACAATGATTCGTGATCTACGTTATTGGCGTATCCACTGTATGGAGCAGAACTTCCAGGATTGAATGTGGCGGATGAATTGTATACCGAATATTTCATTTTATTTACAGATGATTCTTTCCTACAGTCAACAATTGGCATTACTACTTTTCTGGTGGGAGCAGGGTGTGCTATATAAGCAGATTCAAGGGTTTTTGAAGGAAGATTGCGCTGAGCCATGGGTTTACTTATAAAACTACGAGTGTCTACATTTCTATATACATATTTCCTGCCGGTTGGCTCAGGAGACTTTGATTTGGGCTTTGATTTTGATTTATCTGATTCGCTCATTTATATATATAAATTATGATAATAAAATATATTAAATACATTTTTTCAATTAATTTAATATATGTGTGGAATATTTGCCTTCTTAAATAATAAGAAATGTCAGGAATGTGCGTATGATTATTTCATGAAGGGTGTTGGAAGAGGACCGGACACGAGTCGTTTTCAATATAATTTACTAGATACAAATAATAAAACCCCAATAACTATAGGATTCCATAGACTCGCTATTAATGGTTACGGGGATGACATGTCCGACCAACCATTTGACATAGACGATTGTACACTGATATGCAATGGTGAGATATACAATTGGAAGGAATTGTACGAAAAAATAGGGGTCACTCCATCTACTAAATCCGATTGCGAGATTATAATTCATTTATACAGACAGTTTGGCATTGAATACACTCTTCAATTATTGGACGGTGTGTTTGCGTTTATTCTGTTTGATACAAAGAAAAATAAATTATTTGTTGCGAGGGATTTATACGGTGTTAGACCATTGTTTATCGGTGTGAGCAACGAGGATGATTGCGTTGAAACAAACTATTATTTTGCTTCTGAAATGAAGCAAATTACGTTTGATAATATGAATTATGTGAAACAATTTACACCGGGTACATATTCCACATTTCATTATAACGAGAACGAAGTATTTACGTTTGTTTCCAATAAAAGATTCTTAGACGTACCTTCTGTTATTAATACATCCTATAAACTAGATAATCCATCGTATTATAATGATATTTACAATGCTTTATCAGACGCTGTTGAAAAAAGAGTGGATAACACCGATAGAGAGTTGTGTTGTCTATTGTCTGGTGGATTGGATAGTAGTCTAATCACCGCTCTTGTAAATAAACATTACACGAAATACAATCCAGGGAAAAAACTTCATACATGGTCGATTGGTATGAAGGGCAGTGAGGACTTGAAGTACGCTCAGAAGGTGGCGGATTATTTGGGAACCGCTCATCACGCAATTGAGTTGGAAAAAAGTGAGTTTTTGGAGGCCATATCAGAAGTGGTGTATACCATAGAAAGCTATGACACTACTACGGTGAGGGCGAGTGTAGGCAATTGGCTTGTTTCTAAATACATCAAAAATTGTAGTGACGCCAAAGTGGTATTCAATGGCGATGGTAGTGATGAAGTGTGTGGTGGGTATATATATTTCCACTGTGCACCCAATTGTTTGGAATTCGATAAAGAGTGTAAACGACTGTTAAAAGACATCCATTATTTTGATGTTCTACGTTCGGATCGCTCTATTTCAAGTCATGGATTGGAGGCGAGGACACCGTTCTTGGATAAAAACTTCGTTCAAACATACTTGTCTCTGCCTCCACACATACGCAATCATAGTGAAAACAATCAATGTGAAAAATATATATTGAGGAAAGCGTTTGATAGGGATGGACTATTGCCAAAAGAAGTGTTGTGGAGAACTAAAGAAGCGTTCAGCGATGGTGTAAGTAGTGAGAAAGAAGCATGGTTTGAAACAATTCAAAAAAAACATAAGGACGAGCCTGGATTTTATAAACAGGAATTTTTAAAACATTACAGTGGGAGAGAAGACACCATCCCCTACTATTGGATGCCCCGGTTTGTTGAAGCAACGGATGCCAGTGCTAGGACCCTGGATATTTATAGTAAAGTCAATAATTCCAATGATGATACAGAAAAATTAACTAAATAATACAAATTATATTAAATATAAATTATATTAAATATAAATTATATATTTTATATATT